ATGTTTCACAAAAAATCGCCATACTTTGCCGTATGTGCTGACGTAGTTTTAGTAAATCCACCAAACACACTACCAGATCACGCACACTCAATTGCTCCTGTTAAATATGTTCCCATAAAGGAAAACGCATCTGTTCTAAAAGAGATTTCAATCGGTAATTTTTAATTTCTTCATTCCGTTTTTCTTTAAAATATCATCTGGACTAAGTTTATCTTTCTTTTTTCCGTTTGTTAATTTCTTTTGTATAGTTTTCCATAATTTTTTAACAATAGGTTTTATAACTTTAATCAATAATGGTGTTGAAGCAGCACCTGCTGTGGCTACAACTGCTAACGCAGTCACAGATGTTATCTGATTCAGAGGCGGCACATATTTTTCCAATATAGTAGTTGGTTCATATAATGTTTCACAGGTTTTACCATCTTCTAAAAGTCGATGACCAACAACTCTCTCATCACCCGATTGAGTAACATCTCCTACACGAAGTTGAAGAGGGCCTGGACAAGGAACTTCTTCCTCAAGTCCTAGATTTCCAGTGTTAGGAGCTCCTATTGAATTTAAACTACTCTCGTCACTCACTTCATCATCCTTTTTATCATCAGCCTTTTTATTTTCTTTCTTCAATGGTGGTGCAACAATTGGAACCTCTGCTTCTTTTGTTTCTACTATTTGCTCTGGTTCATAATCTAATGCTTTAAATGATGGATATTCACCATTAGGACATAAAGTAACACTTCCTTTTGGATCTTGATTTACCAAATCTTTATCAAAGGGAAGTAATTTATCTACATTATCTTTATGCATCTCAACACAACCTGGCATATCCACAATGGGAAAACCAAGTTCTAATGTGATTGGTGCATATCTATCTTGAATAATTGGTGATTGTATCAACCAAGATCTGATACCAAAAACATTAACATTAACATCGGATACATTTATCTCAGGTATCGACTCTTGACTCATTTACTTAATCGTGTTTACACTCTCTAACTTCAGACCAACCACCTTGTTCTAACCACATTTTATAGTGTGGGTTATACCATGCGTCACTGATATTATAAGAAGGCATAATAACTTCTCGGATATATCTTCTGTTCTCACTTGCTGTGACTTCTATATTGTGAAGTCTTTCTCCTTCAAGTGCTTGAACTCTATTCTGTATGCCTGATAAAAACCATACCATACCACCAGCTTGTGCTGCTAGAAATGTAATCGCAGCAACTGGTACTTTAAAATCTTTCATTTTTCTGCAGCATATAAAGCAAATGTAGAAGTGGTTATAACAGTCATCATATTAGCAATATGTTGTTTGGTGTCAGGATCACATTGTTTGAGAGTAAAACACCCAACTATTGTTGCTCCTACTATTCCTAACTGAAATAAGATTACAATCCTTATAAGATTTATAATCTGTTTCTTAGTTTCCATCAAAATGATGGTAACGATGGTATTGGATTAGAAGGTGCTGGTAGTCCTTGAGCTCCACCAGTAACACTAGGTAATGATGGTAGAGGCACACTTGGTAGAATTGATTCTACTACTTTGCTTTTAACATTTTCGATGATCGCATCCTTCCGTACATATACATAACCAACAGTACCCACGACGGCGAGAGATACAACACCACTAACAATAGCGATTCCATTTACGATTTTCTGTAACATAATTTTAAGGGTTGTCTTCATTATTTAGTTCTGTCTGATGACGCCATGTTTGACCGCTATCAGAACCTTTACATGGATTGATACATTTAACAACTCCATGTTTATATTTGAACACTTGATTACATACTAACCCAGCCAGATCATGAGGGCAACCCTCCTTTCCGTTTGACCAGTATAACTGACCATCTATCCAGTGTGCATCACACTCTGGACATAAGGCATTACTCAGTGAGTGTTCCATAAGATCTACGAATCTCTCTTAGTTCCTCGAAATTCTTTTGTTTTGTACCGCCATCATATGACCACGCATATCCTTCGGTAATCATTTGTTCGTTGAGTGATATTTCCGCATCACCAACATATAACCAACCAAGCAGACGACCATACTTACCCACCCCACCTTGAAGTTCAGTTCGTATGGTGAGTTCATCATCTCCATCAATAGCACCTTCTAATTGATCTTTCATCCAGTTTGTCGCATCAATACCGAGTGCCTTTTCCTCAAGGTCTCTTGTACGTTTCTCTGGTGTATCAACACCAGCTATCCGAACTCTTTCTTTTTTGTAGAGATCGAATCCTAAATCGATTGTAACATCAATTGTGTCACCGTCAACTACTCTATTGATCTCTGTTACTCGAAAGTTGTAACAGCTCTTTCTACTTGGTGGAACCATTGCTCCCATTTTCAAACTCCATTAGTGCTTTATTTATGGCATCTTCTGGAGATGTTCTAATCTCCTTTACCTTTTCCTGTTTAATATATTCTATCGCATCATAAACTTTCACCCAATGATCTCTATCTATCTCCAATTCAAACGCACCAGCTGGTGGTGTCACTGGTGCAGTTCCACACATAGTTAAAAAGAACAGTGGTAGTATTATTAGTTTATTCATCATATTTTCTTTTATAATCATATGACTTCAACACCACCACTGGAGCAATGACTCGATGAAACTCACGAAAGTATTCTTCACGATTCTTCGCATACTCTCTTTCTTCTTTCTTTTTAGTCACGCTGTCTCCAATCATCACTTCGATCATTTTTAAACCAGTCTGCTATATCATCCGCACCATTAAAACCTTTTTTATTTGTATTTGGATCACCTATATCCAAATACTTTAAACAAGACCCATCTGGGTCAGTTGCGAGTCTTCTTGCTTGACTCATCATACCTCTTGCACTCGTATTAGCCTTTGCTAATTTATTTGCCCATATCATGTCCTCTAGAGTCACTTCAGTTCCAGAAGCAATGTCTTTACAGATTGATTCCAATCTCAAACGATATTTTGTAGATAACATAAACTAATATATGTAATAAGTATATACTATATATTGATTAAAAAGATGGCTCTAAATCAGATATGTGGTCTCCAAAACAAACTGAGTATGTTAAGTCCTCTTTCCAATAGGATCTGTATATCTTATCCCAGATTAAATTAAACTCCTCTTCGTTTAAATTTTTAAAGAGGCATCTGTCCTCAATATAAATGTGATAGGATGCTGTTTTGGTCATACGATCATTGACATTGCGTGTTGTAACTCTCTAGCATGTTCAAGTTCATCTTCTGCGATCTCTGCAATTCTCTTATCTTCTGGATGATATGAAAGATACTTGATGTAAGTTTCATATGCATGTTTTTCAATCTTCATGTTGATATCATAAGCGTTAAGAGGATCGAGAACATAATACCCAACCATGATCCAATAATAAAGTATAACAAGATGTTTGGCAAAGAACCTATCAATCCAGTACTTATCGCCCTCCCTAGCCTCCATCTCTTCCAAGTGTTCCGTTTCATTTAAGGCCTGATAGAAATGTTCCTTCATTAAGTATATATGTTCTTCACCTCGAAGGCCAAGAGATTCTCTTAAATGTAATACACTTATGAATGCAAAGTATGGCGCTCTTGCAATCACCTCTAATACCCAGAATCTTTGGGCTGGTCTATTGCGATACAAAAAATCAAGTATCGCAACAGTAACATTAAGGACAGCAGAGTTTAGTTGTTTCATTGCCAGTATTCATCTAGAACATCAAAAGTTTTATTGAGATACTCGTTAGCACCATTACATTCCCATTCTCCTTTCTCTCCAATCTCACATTTGTAGTGCAGTTCTCTCTTGAGTTGCATCAACCTGTTTGTCATCGCAACCTTATCTAGTCTACCGTTCATCATTCCTCCCTTTTAATTGAGTCTAAACAAAAAGGATGTTCGTGTAGATAAGGAACATCCTCTCGTGCATTTTTTACGGCTTCCCATGCGTCATTTGCATATTCACCAATTTCGTAATGTTTTAATTGTTGGTCGTGCCAACCAAGTGTGTAATGGGACATGATAGTTTCAACTCCAGTACATTATTATTTATTCTATCATACTGAGTAGAAATACGCAATAATGTGTGGACTCACTGACATCATTCTTCGATCTCAAAGAACCATTTTATTGATTTTATGTAGTCGAAAGTACAGCCTATATCTTTGTCACAGTTAGTATCATATTTTCTGTCACACAAAAACTTTCTAAGATCATAAACAGAGTCAAACTTCCCCTGATGTCTCTCCTGTTCGTCATAAAGATGATACTTCATCAACAGTTTTTATTCAATTCCTCTGCCATATTACCAGCCATTTCAGCACCTTGTTCTCCACCAAACATTGCTACCCAACCAGCAGCGACCCAACCAACGAAGGGAATAGTGGAAACAGCAGGAGCAGCAGCTGCACCAACACTAGTGCCTACTATTCTACCTGTTCCTTTTGCAGCACCAACTGCTTCGATACATGCTTCACTTTTTCGTGCAGCATCTATTTCTGATGCTTGTGAATTTGTTAAACCAGGCGGATGATCTATCCAAGACCTATGATTTGAAACAGGTGCTCCTTGGTTGATCTGACCATCCATAACATACTCTTCAACAACCTTTTCTGTATTGTCTGCTAGTCCTAAGAAACCACCCTTCTTCTTAACGTCTTTGGTTATATACATGGTCTTAGGATCGTTTGCTTTGTAAGTTAACTTATATCCTTCTTTATCTGCAATCACACTATAAGAAGTATAAGGTGTTACTGGTATATCTAACTTCGGTAATTGATTTTTATTACTAGTCGCAACATAACCAATCATACCAATATGTGATATGCCTAAGAGTCCTCCTAGACTAATTCCAATCCACTTGTTCATTTTGCATCAGGTGTAATTTTAATTGGGGCTTGTTCGATACGAATAGTTTGTGCTGGTGCAGTCTGTGATGCAGCTGCAATCAACTTCTCCATATCTGCCTTTGATACTCCACCACTCGCTCCTCCGCCACCAGACGCACCCTTCTTAGAAGTCTGTACGCCAAAAGTTGCCAACACGCCTGTGAAAACCGACGCTATGAAAGTTGGATCAAGATCCTGTTTCGGCATTTTAAAAGCGGGTGGTAAATCCACATACGCTAATGTTAATATTGCACCACTCCATACTAAGATGCCAAGTCTCACGAAAGTCGAGAGAATCATCATCTGTTCTTCTTTATCCTCTGCTGCGTCCTTCAACTTATCGAAAAAGTTAGGTTTCTTAGGAGCCTGTTCCTTTTTCTTCTCTTCCTTAAGTTCAGCCATAATTATGTTATGATCTTAAGTTATTTAGTCATCCAATATCTTGTAACTTTTCTACCACCGTTGATGCCTGCATAGGGGCGACATCATTTAAACCATTTGCATCAAACCAAGGTGCATTTTCCCAGTCAAATCCCTCACCGAATGTGTTGTCGGCATTTGCAACATACCAATGACAAGCTGCATCAGGAATATCAACTGCACATACAGCCCAGTCATCTGTCCACTGTGGAACTTGAACCCAGATGACAGGTTCTGCATCAAAAGCATACGCAGTTTTACTTACACCAAATAACAATACAAACACTAACAACCAAGAAAATATTCGAGGAATATACTTGATTGATGGAGGATGTTTGTATGTCTCCATAACGTCGTGATAATTCATTAGATTAATCCTGAGTAACCAGCTACTGTGCCTATAATTATAAAGAAACCAAAC